GGGATCCCAGATAAATGGGGGAAGACTAGGGTGGTTGCGATTCTGGACTATATGTCTCAGACTGTACTCCGCCCTGCTCATAACTTCATGTTTCGGATCCTTAGATCAGTACCGCAGGATTATACCTTTAACCAGGACGGGTTTAGGGATAGGATCACGTGGGGAGAGGGGATTATTTATCATTCTGTAGACCTGTCGAGGGCTACAGATAGATTCCCTTTCTCGCTGACCCTATCTGCCGTAGAACCTGTGTTCGGTAAGGAGTGGGCTACTCACTTCCGCCGGATTCTCGTTGGTTTTCCGTTTAAGCTTCCTAAGTCTGGACCTAGTTCGGTTCAGGAGGAGGCGGTTTATGCGGTCGGGAGTTCGATGGGGGCCCTCGGGTCTTTCGCTTTCTTCGCGTTTGGACATCATTACCTTGTGTTTTGGTGTTGTGAAGAGCTCGGGATCTCTTGGGAGGAAGCGGAATATGCCCTACTTGGGGACGACGTCGCTTTCTGGAACCCTGCCCTTGCTGAGCTATACAAGAAGACTCTCCTTGATCTGGGAGTGGAGGTCTCCCCTGGTAAGACCATCGTCTCTACGACGACGGTGGAGTTTGCCAATCGGGTCCTCTTCCATAACGAGGAAGTATCTGCCTTTCCAATTTCGGCCATTAGTGACCGTCTCGGGGACATTGGACTCCTAGCGGCGGCACTACTGGGGGAGAGGAAGAAGGGGTTTATACCCTCTTCTGGTATTCCTGCAGCAATTGTCCGTCTACTCGTCTGTACGAATCAGATTAAAGTAGAAACAGCGTCTAAGCTGTCCCAACTTATTACTCGTCTAATCTTCGCTAGCGATTTCCTTCGGGGGAAACTCGATGCTGTTTCGGCAGTACTGGGGATCTGTCGGATTCCGCTAGATGACCCCGTGAGGGAGTCATGGACGGAGGAGAGGGCTCGTACTCTTCTTCTTTCCGGGATGGCCAGTCTATATGTTCGGTCTGTTCAGGCAGGCCAACTTGAGGATGTTAAACAGATCCTTAGGATGGTCCAAGCTGACGGACGTTGTGACCAAGTTCTCTGGCCGCAAATCGTCTCTGCAGTCCCTCTCTTCGCTATTCTTCGGAAAGGTGAGGAGGGGATGATCAGGGTTGAGGAGGACATTACCTGTATCTGACAGGGGGGATCCGAAGGGGCGCAACTTCTGCGTTCACTAGGATCTCCCTTTGGTCGAGAGTCCATGGGACTCTCGGATGAAGAGAGGGTTTACCGTGTCTCCGAGCGGCTCGGAGGAGTAATTCACCGGATCTTCGTGAGTGGTAAGGTCCCCAAAGTGGAAAAGAATCCAGTTCGTCGACGGATGGACTGGATGTTTCCTACAAAGGACCATATCACTCTAACAGCCGGGACCCGTTGGTCTCGTTTGGAGGGTTCGGGGTGGACCGTTCTAGGTGTTTACGTCAACTCCCTCTTTCCGGGGTGGAAGCCCTTGGAGAGGAAGGACCGTTTGTGATTCTTTACTTGTTCGCGAACCTGTGTTGCGGACCCAGACACCCGAAA